GTAGAGTTTTACGACTATATCTAGGAAAATCATTAGGCTTATCAGTAATGTATTCGTATTGTGAACGAAAATGCTGTAAGCCTCAAACAGTTGCGGGATGCAATTGAATTTGAGTAAAGCACTAAACTTCATAAAGAGAAGTTAGTAGTTTTGCTCAAAGCGCTGGATGAAAATCGCGCAATATCCTTCACAGGGGCTAATCTCTAAGAGTTAGCAACGCTGTAAGGCTCACAAATCACCGGAAAAACCGTTGATTTAGTTTCGCTAAACACCCATTGGTAGAAAACAAGTAGGTATAGACAAATGAATGAACTGTAAAAGAAAACTTTTAATGATTTCTTTACATGCCATTCGGAGCAGAAGTGTTAATTGACTTATTCTTTAGCTCCAAGTTTGATTATGGCCAAAACTAGTAAGACCTAGAACGTAAAGTTATCTGCTATAGGTTTATTACGATATTTGTTCGAACGTTATTATATGTCTACTGATGCTTTCAATAGCAAAATTTTTACTAAGAGAGTATCGTACAATTTTGATAAATAAGATGAAGTATTCGAAGAACTCACGATTAAATATGATGTTCCTATACTACTTGCTTATATTGAATCAGTTTTATGGGCGGGTGTGAAGAATTTTGACCAATTGGAATAATTATTTTTTAATTCTGTTTCGTTATACGAATATATTGTTTTAAATGTAAAAGATTTCAAACTCGTTTTTATGACAGAATTCATGTTTGTCGGTGAAGATGCCAGTTATTTCTAACTATTGAAAAATTGTGCTTCATTCAATAATATAACTTATATTTTCTAAAATTTATGGGAATATTTATATAGAGTGCACTTACGCATTTATGAATTTTTAAAAGAGAAAATAGTCACTGTTATTGAATACGTTAGACCTACAAAACAAATAACTAAAGTTGTTGTTCCAGAACGCAAATAACCTACAATTGATTATAAGGAGCTGGTTCATTTAATAAAATAATAGCTAGAAGGATAGACTGTAGATACTACAGGATTCCCAACAAACCTTTCTGATGAACATTTATTAGTTTACAAGTTTTGGTGTAGCATAGGATATAAAATTGAATTTATAATTGATTCGTTTAAGGACGAATCTAAATTTATCACTTTAACTCGCACTCACCTATTGAGTTTGCCGAAGTTTTAGAAACAACAACCGAAAAATGCAGGAAATGTTAGAAGTGTAAAAGGTGCTCACGATGAAGGAAGATTTTTCCTTCCATCTTTGGCCAAACCAAAATGGAGTAATTTAGAGTTTAATTAAGAAAGATATATAACATTGCAATCAGAAGATGGACAATGTGCTAACGATGCATTTAGCTTTATCATGTTCTTATATGCTACTGCTGAAGGTTAGGGAGGCGAATGGCGCAGATCTTCTGGAAAGAAAGCAGCTATGCCAAGTTAGGAATGGACAGATTTTCTACATAAATTTAAAATCCCAATCTTTGACAAATAACCGTATGAATATCCGAAAATATGGGTATGGAATGAATCTTTTCCAACTCATGATCACGCACAACTTTGGATAAGTAAGAATTATTTGTCTTAAACTTGGCCTAGTATATATGCTCAAGTTGCTGCGAACAAGCTTCATATCAAAGTTGAAGAAACAGGATATTATATCGAAGAAGATTTAGAAAAAGAACCTGCGCCAGTAGAGCTAGCAATTTAGCTAGATGATAAAAAGCTAGTATAGTATTTGTCACCTTCAAATCATTGGGATGGTGTTCGTAGAACTGCTGCATTCCATGTTTTGAAGTAGTGGTTGGCAACTAAACATACCTCCGAGATTCCTACTTACGAAGGTTATATAGCAATGCATATGGGCGATTGTTAGAAAAGTTTGGAGCACGCAAAAACAGAACTTGCTTATATAACCAATAAGGTTTGTATTGTTAGCTAATCATAACTACAATGGATATGTGAGAAAAATATTAATTTATATAATTTGATGACTGGACATAATTACACTAAAGATATGAAGACTAAAAAAGTGATGTCGCTACCAGACGAAGTTAAAATGAGGCTTACTAAAGGCACACCGCTTGACTACGCATTCCCTATTGTTCATTAATGTTAAACTTAAGAGTAAACGATAGGTGTGAAGTGTGGTAATCATTTTTATACAGATGGTGCTAAAGCTGGTTAGTTTAAGTACAATGTACCTAGAGTAAAATTACCTTGTACCGCGTAAAGTATAACAGCTAATCTGGTAACTGATACTAAATATGAACACACTCTATTTAAGAATAAAGATTCAGGTCAGTAAACTTATTAAGGTCACCCTGTACATAGATTTGTGTCAGATTATTAGAGAGGAG